ATTTTGCTGTAATTGACAAAGATTTAGCTGATCTTGGTGGAAACACTGCTCAACAAAGACTTGTTGAAGCTTCAGCTCACATCGAAGGTATGTCGCAAAAAATGGCAGAAACTTTTATTTATGGTAACGGTGTTACTGAAAAAGAAGCATTTACTGGCATTGCTGCAAGATTTAATACTATTTCTACTGACTCAACAAAATCTGGTTATCAAATCATTGATGCTGGCGGAACTGGTGTTGATAATAGTTCAATTTACATTGCTTGTTGGGATCCAACCGTTGCTCATTTAATTTATCCTAAAGGTAAAAAAGGAGGCCTTCAAAGGATTGATGATGGTGTTGTTGATGAAAGGGACAGTAATGGCGATGTTTATAAGGCTTACAGAGATCATTTTAAATGGGATCTTGGTTTTGTTTTGAGGGATTGGAGGCAATTTGTTCGTGTTGCAAATATTGATGTTTCTAATCTTTCAACTGCTGGTAGTTCTACTTACACTGGTATAGATTTAGTTAATTATTTAATTAAAGCTGTAAACAAAATAAAATTTCGCAATAAAGGTAAAATTGTCATTTATTGCAACAGAACTATTCACACAGCCCTTGAACTTATTGCTGCAAACAAAAGCAATACTCATTTTGTTTCTAAAGAAATTGGTGGTGTAGATGTTCTTTCATTTAGAGGCTACCCTATTCGCTTATGTGATGCTATCACAGATGCAGAAGATAGAGTTGTTTAATATTAATTTTTAATTGGAAAAAACTATGTTTATAGACTCATTATTAGAATTATCTGACTCTCAATCAGTTACATCGTCAGCAAAATCAACTAACGAAATTAATATGGGAGCTGCAAAATGGGCAAAAGGAACCCCCATGGCAGCTGTATTTACAGTTGATGAAGCATTTACTGCATCTGAATCAGCTACCATGACTCTTGAATTGTATGTTAATTCAGCTACCAATCCAAGTTCAGGTGGAACTCAAATCTACAGTTCTGGTGCTATTTCAAAAAGTACTTTAGTTGCAGGTTATCGTAAGATTGTTCCACTTAGTCCTGAAATTGATGGTACATACATTGAAGCTTATCATACTGTAGCAAGCGGTCCTATGACAGCTGGAAAAATTTCCACTGTTATTGTTCCTTTAGAATCAATTCAGACTAACGAAGAAAATCAATAATAATTTTTTAAATAAAATCAAATATGGCACTTAAAAAATATTTTGTTGTAAAAGATATTTACCACAAAGGTAAACTTTTAAAAACTGGATCTATTGTAGTATCTGAAAATAATCATAAATATTTTGAACCTTACTCAAAAGAAGAATTTAGTAATGAAAAAGAACCTCCAACAATTATCTTAAAAGATCAAGAAGGATCAAATGTTCAGTATGATGAAAACGGCATTGTTATTAACCCTAATGAAAAAAAATCTGTAATTTTAAAATTAAATAAACAAGAAAAACAGCAATCAATAATAAAAGATAAAACTAAAACTGCTGCCGCTGTTGTAATAGAAGATGAAAATAAAAACGAAGATGCTTTTTAAATTTTTAACTTTATAGGTTTATGACTTCTGAAGTTGATATTTGTAATTTAGCCTTAACAGAATCTTTTTGCTCTGAAATCCAGTCTTTGACTGCTCAGAGCAGAGAAGCAGAAGTCTGTAACAGATTTTATGCTCAATGCAGAGATTTATTATTAAGCGGATATAATTGGAAATTTAATCAAATAAGAAGGTCTTTATCAGTATCTTCTGAAACGATACCTGATGATTGGGGTTACGCTTATGAAGTTCCAACAAACTGTTTATATGCCATAAAAATTTTTCAAAGCAATCGTAATCCAGTAAGAGAAATTCCATTTACTATTGAATCAAAACAAAGTATTGATGAAAAAATTTTATACACTGATGAATCTGAAGCTATTTTAATTTACCGAAAAAAAATTACTGTTACTAATATGTTTAGTCCAATGTTTATTGAAGCTCTTACTAGTTTACTTGGAGCCAAAATTGCAATGGGATTAAAACAAGATATTAATTTAGCAAATATTCGTATGTTAAATTTTTGGCAAGCAGTTTCTAGGGGAACTATACTAGATGCAGGAGCAAAGGATGAAGACACTCAACCGGATACAGAGCTTGTAACATCAAGGTTATAGTATGCCGATAGCTTACAAAGGACAAGCATTTTTTAACGGAGGAGAAATTACTCCGGAGTTGGGAGAAAGACCGGATTTAGAACGTTACAAATCATCAGTAAAAACGATGAAAAATTTTCTTTGTCGGGTTTTTGGTGGTGCTGCAAATAGACCAGGTTTTGAATTTATTGGTAGAGTTCTTAATGACACAAAAGACTATCGTTGCATTCCATTTAAATTTAGTACTACACAAACTTATTGCCTCGTTTTTGGTGATCAAAATATGGTTGTTGTTAAAGATGGTGGTTTAGTCCTAAATGCAAATAAAGACATTGTCAGTATAACAAAAACAAACCCTGCGGTAGTAGAAATTACTGATCATGGATATTCCGATGGAGATTTTTGGTATTGTAATGACGGTGGTGAGATGACTGAGCTTGAAGGAAAATTTTACAAAATTAAAAATAAAACAACAGATACTTTTGAATTAACTGATCTTGATGGCGATGATATTGATAGCACAAGTTTTACAACATATTCTTCTGGCGGAACAGGAGCAACGCTTTATGTTCTTGTTACTCCTTATCTTGAGGAAGATCTGTATAATATTGATTATACCCAAAGCGCAGATACGCTAACAATTGCTTGTACTAGTTATGATGTAAAAGAATTAACCAGGACTGATCATAACGCTTGGACAATAACAGATATTTTATTTCTTCCACAAATATCAACTCCTTCTGGGTCTTCTGCCGCTCATTCACATTCTGGATCAACAACCTGGTATTATCAAATTACAGCTCTTGATGAAGATACTTTAGAAGAAAGTCTTCCAGAATCAATAACTGCAGTCGGTTCAAGTACATTAAGTTCTACGTATACAATCACAATTTCAATTGCTGAGGTTACTGACGCATCAAAATATAATATCTACCGTTTAAAAAATAGTGTTTATGGATATATTGGATCAAGTAATTCTGCTGGTACTGGTGTTTTTGTAGATGATAATATTGATCCGGATTTAACTGATAATCCACCAGGTGCAAAAGATCCTTTAGCTGAAACTGATAATGACCCGGCAGCTGTAATTTATCATAAACAAAGAAGAATATTCGGAGGGTCTGATGCAAACCCAAATACTCATTACGGAACTCAGCTTGGAAATTATTATAATATGAATGTATCATCTACAGTCAAAGATACAGATGCTTATACTCTTGCTCTTGCGTCAAATACTGTTAATAGAATCCGGTATTTTGTATCAATGAGAGATCTTGTAATTTTGACAAATGATAGTACCTGGGCTGTACGTCCTGGTAGTGATTCTGCTGTAATTACAGGAACTGCTGAACAAGTACAACAATCAGAATTAGGCTCTGCAAAAGTTAAACCAATTGTAGCAATTGATTTAATTCTTTTTGTTGAAGAAGGTGGAGGAAAAATTTACGATATGGGCTATGTATATAATGCTGATCAATATAGTGGTACAGAGCTTTCATTGTTGGCTTCTCATTTGTTTCAGGGATATACGATTACCGATTGGTGTTTTGCAAAAAAACCTTTTTCAATTGCCTGGTGTGTGCGTGATGATGGAATAATGCTTGGTTTAACATATTTAAAACAAGAGGAAGTTGTTGGTTGGCACCAACACGAAACTGACGGAGAATTTGAAAGTGTAGCAAGCGTTCAAGAAGGACAGGAAGACGCGGTTTATGCAATTATAAAAAGAACTATAAACGGAACTGAGCGCAAATATATTGAACGTATGCACTCAAGATTTTTTTTGCCAAATGTTGAGGATGCTTTTTTTGTTGATTCAGGATTAACGCTTGACACTTGGAATACTGACTCCACAAGTGAAATGACCTTGACTGGCGGGACTGACTGGACAGTAGACGAAGAATTAACTTTGACAGAAAATGGAATTTTATCTCCATTTGTTACAGGCGATGTTGGTAAAATATTTATTATTCGTGTTTTTAATACAGATGGTACAATAAACAAGCGAGTAAAATTACAAGTAATAAGCTATATTTCAGAAACTATAGTAACAGTAAAAGCAAAAACTTTAGTGGCAACTGAATTACGCAGCGTTGCTACGACTTATTGGGCTAGAGCGGTTACTGAATTAACTGGTCTTGATCATTTAGAAGGTAAAACAATTTCAATTCTTGCTGATGGAAATGTGCTGCCACAAAAAGTTGTTGTAGATGGTACGGTTGATTTAGAAAAATCATATGCTAAAGTTCATGCAGGACTTCCTTACACAAGTTTAATTGAACTTCTTGATATTGATATTGAAGAACTTGGTGTTCAAACATACAGCAAACGTAAATCAGTTTCTGAGGTTGATGTTTCTTATGTTAATTCTCGTGGTGGATTTTTAGCAAATGATATTGACAGCACATTTTATGAAATTGTTCAGAGAAAAGTTTCTGATGCTGATTATCCAATTCCTCTTCAAACCGGAAGAAAAAGAATAGCAATCAATCCCCAAACTGAAACTGTCGGAAATCTTGTTTTTAAACAAGAAGATCCTTTACCAATTACAATTACATCTTTCAGACCAAAAGTAAATTTACCAAGAAATGACACATAAACCAGTTGTAAAATTTAAAGAAGCAAATCGCAAAGATTTTTATTTAATGAAACAAATAATGCGTAATGAAGATCGTAGAGAATTAGAAGCTGCTTCGGGAAAAAAATTTAAAGATGTTGTTGATAAAACTCAATATAATACCGATTTTGCTATCGCTGGATATTGTGATAAAAAATTAATAGCAATTTTTGGTGTAACAAGGATTACAGCTGTTACAAAAACTGGTGCAATCTGGATGTTTGGCACAAAATTTTTGCCAGAAAATAAAAAAGTTTTTTTAAAACATTGTAAAAAGTGTATTGAAGTAATGATTGAAAATTATCCAATTGTGTATAATTTTGTTGATAAACGAAATATTATGATTATTAACTGGCTAAAATGGCTTGGCTTTACATTTGAAGATGCAAAACCTTATGGGCCAAATGGTTTGCTATTTTACAAATTTTATATGAAAAACAAATGTGTGGGCCATTAGCAATAGTAGCGGTAGCGGCTATCTCAACGGCTGCTACTACATATAGTACTTATCAGCAATCCAACTCTGCAAAAGAACAAGCCAATTATCAATCTACAGTTGCTAATAATAATAAAATTATTGCAGATCGCGCTGCTGAGGATTTAATTAAACAAGGGTCTGCCGCAGAAGAACAAAAACGGCGAGAAGTAGACATTCTTAAAGGAAAACAATTAGCAGGTTTTGCTGCATCAGGAACTGATTTATCAAGTGGATCAGTTTTTGATGTTGTTGGAGAAACTGCAACTCTTGGAGAATTAGATGCTCTTACAATTAGAAACAATTATGAGAGACAAGCTTACGAACAAAGAGTTCAAGGAATGAATTATGGGGCACAATCATCGCTTTATAATTATCAAGCTCAAAACATTAATCCCTGGACAAATGCTAGTTTAACAGCGGTTACTCAATCATCACAATTTTATTTAAATTCATCGTTATCCAAATATTCATCGTCATCCAAAACTATAAAGTAGAAAAATTATGGCGATTAAAATACCAAAAGCAACTGATGTTGGGTTAGGACAAGAAAAATCAAGACCTATTAATGCTTTTCAAGATATTAACGCATCACCAATTGGGCCAAACCAATTTTCTGTTGCTTCTCAAATAGGTGAAGCCGCACAATCTATTGGTCAAATTGCTATAAAAAGATATATACAACAAGTACAAGTAGCTGATGAAAATGCCGGTATAGAATCATATAATGGTTTTGCAAAAGAAGTTAATGAAGCAGCAAATCTTGGAGATAATGCGTGGTTTGCAAGGAAAGGAAAAAATGCTTTAGGAACTTACCAAGAAGCTCAAGAAACCATGGATAAGCTTGCTGAAAAATATTCTGAAAATCTTTCTAATGATAATCAAAAAGAGTATTTTTTTGAAAAAGTTTCTAATCATCGTTTGGCAATGCAAGAAAGTATTTCTAGGTATGAATCTAATCAAAGATCAACTTACAATATTGAAACTGAAAAATCCTTTGTACAAACTAATATACAAAACGCATCGCTTAATTACACAGATCCAAACC